TGATCGTTGGCAACGAAAGCGATTGGCACATCACCTACGAAACCACGATCACCAAAGACGTGATCGGTCACCTCAGCGAAAGCGAAGTGATGGAATGGTTGAACGAAATCAGCAAACTTATCACCCAATAAAATGACCGAACCAAAATCCGACCGCCCGGCTCTCAAAACGATCGAGAAATCTGGCACGTATGTCCTCACGATCGTTCGCACCAAAACCCAGCGGTTCGACAAGAACGGACTCGGTTTCGCTGCCACCCGCTTGTTTTTCGTGGACAAGCAAGGTAACTGCCTGAACAAAAACTACACTTGCCAGTGGCCGAAAAGCCTGGCCACGTTGCTCGGTCGTGCCACCGACACTTACGCCAAGCCGCTCAGCGAAAAGGCTTCCTCGGAACAGCTCGAACAATACGTGATTCCGTTGTTCGGCAAAACTGTCGAAGTAGATATCGAAGTCGTGATCAAGCCGCCTTATCAAGGCCGTGCTCAATTCGGTCACACGTTTAAAAGCATCAAGGCACACAAGCCTAACGAAACGACCGATCAAGCCGATCCCGCAGCGTTCGATGAACCGAAATCAGATGTCCCATTCTAAAGATCACACGATCGTTCTGATCTGCGGATACGCTCGTGCCGGCAAGGACACGTTCGCAGACGGAATGCTGAAATATGCTAATTTCAAATGCGGCAAGCCGGCGTTGCTTAAAATGAATTTCGCTGATCATCTAAAAAACGTGTGCAACACGCTGATCACGAACCTTAAGCTCGATGGCGACTTTTGGAACACCGAATTCAAAAACGACAATCGTGATTTGCTCGTTTCAGTCGGACGATTCGCTCGATCGATTGACGTGAACGTTTTTCCGAACGCCTTGTGTGCGAACGCAAACGAGGTCGTGTTCGGCTTGAACTATTGCGATTCGATCGTGATCGCTGATTGGCGTTATCTGAACGAGCTCGAAGTGATCAAACAGCTGATGAGCTCGAATTGGAACATCGTCACGATCTACGTTGAAACGGAAAACGTTTTGCCGGCGAACGAAGAAGAAGGCGTCTCGATCGGCAACATCATCCGCAATCATTCTTTCAATCACACGTTCTCGTTCAGGCAAAATGATCCGCAGGCTTTGATGACTGCAGGATTCCAATTGGCCGCACAGTTGAATTTCTGATCGATGGTTCGAGAAGTCTCGCTGATCGAAACGCTAAACGCTTTCGAGCGTGGTAGACTTTTCAGGATTCATCCAGAACGAATCAAATTCTTGCTCGCTTGCCCACACGCAACCGATCTCAAACCGGGATCGCCGAAACTTGAAAAACAAATTCCGTATGACGGAGGGATCGCTCAATTGCGTGAAGCGGCTCGTATGCAAATATCTGCCAAAGACACTGCTGCGATGATGGAATGGCCGATCGAGAAAGTTGTCGCAACAGCGAACCAACACGGCATCACGTTCGTTCCCAAGACGCTGATGAAACAGCTGACAACGAGAGGCACGCTCACTTTTTTTTGGCCCGAAAAAACCTAACAACATAAACTACGACAATGACACAAACCAAACTTCCCTCGGCGATCGAAGCCGAAAGAAACCTATTAGGCGTTCTGATTCGTGATTCAGCGCCGTTCCCTGACACGTTAAAACCTTCCGACTTCTTTGAACCGAAGCATCAGGAAGTCGCCGCTGCGATCATCGGACTGAATTCGCAGAACACGTTGCACGATGAGCTGACTGTGACCACGTGGTTGCGAGCATCAGGCAGCAACGTCCAAGCGTTCGAGGTCAGCGACCTAACATCGACTGTCGGGTTCACGATGCTGAACGATGCGTGGGCCAAACTGATCAAACGAACATCGACCCTGCGAAGGTTCGCACAGATCGCCGATCAGATGGCGAGCCTTGCGACAGACGAATCAAGCGACCCGCTGGCGATCGCAACGATGGTCGCAAACAGCATCGATCACACGATCAAAGAAAATGCCGCACAACACGGGCCCGAGCGTATGCAGATCGAATCGTTGCTCGAATTCGACCGCAAAAGCGATCCAACGAACGTGCTTGGTTATCGTTGGTTGTGTCGTGGCGGTTCGCTGCTGATGGTCGGTCAATCAGGCACAGGCAAGTCATCGCTGATGACGCAAGCGTGCGTGTCGTGGACGCTGGGCAGAAACTTTTTCGGCATCAAATGCGAAAAGCCTCTGCGATCGATCGTCATTCAGGCCGAAAACGATCTGGGTGACGTTGCAGAAGGATTCCAAGACATCTGCGAAGGTTTGATGCTGTCGCACGATGACAAAGATCAGCTCAAAGATCGTTTGCAGATCTATCGTGAAGCGGTCGCCACGAGCGATCAGTTCGGAAAACTGATGCGACAGTTGGTGAAAGCCCATTCTGCGGACATCATCTTCGTTGATCCTCTTTTGGCGTTCGCAGGCATAGACATTAGCGATCAGGCCGAAGCGTCTCATTTCTTGCGACATATCATTCAGCCGATCCTGAACGAAACGGGAGTGATATTCGTGGCGATGCACCACACGGGAAAGCCGAAATCATCTAAGGAAAAAGAAGGTCAAACAGTCGCTGACCTTGCTTACTCGGGACTGGGCTCATCTGAGCTGACGAATTATTTTCGTGAGGTAGCTGTTTTGGCCCGATCGCCCGGCGAGGAACCGATCTACAAATTCGCTTTGACGAAACGCCGTGGGCGAGCCGGGATGAAGGACAACAACGGCGACTTCACGGGCGAGATCACGATCAGGCACGCTCGAGAACGTGGCGTGATTCGTTGGGAGAGGTCGATGCCGCCCGATCACCAGGATGACGAGGGTTCGCCCAAGGGGTCGTTTTGACGTGATCGCATACGAACACGCAGCCTGGGGGTAGAACCGCCCCTAGGAATCGATTCTACGCACGTTCTCGAGGGGGGTAATAATAACGTTAAAAATGTCAGCTTTGCCCTTGAACGATCACGAGGGACCTACGACACTGCGATCACACCCACCACAACTACGACAATGAATAACAACGAAAACACGATCGCTCGAATCGCCGAAATCACCAAAGAAATCGCTAAGCTGGAATCCAGGCGTGAAAACAACATCCACACGCTTCTCAAACTCGAAGGTTCTGATCACTGGATCGAAAACGGAAAAGTCCGCTACGGCCGTCACACGATCGCTGCCCGCACTCGAATCAGCAAAATCGATCGTGAACTCGAACGCAATCGCCGCCGCCTTGCCGACCTGACGAAGACGATCGCTTAATTTTCGCTCACACAAAACCAAAAACTACGAAAATGGAAAACGAACAGATGATCATCAACGAAATCGAAACCACGACCTGCACTCGCTGCTGTGGCACGGGTCAATATTCGTGGTGCTCCGCTCACGGATCCCGTTGCTTCAAATGCGGCGGATCGGGCAAAGCGCTGACCAAGCGTGGCGCTGCGACCAACGCCTTCATCAAGTCGCTTCGTTCGACTGAAACGATCGTCAGCGAACTGAAGGTTGGCGATTACGTCAAACCGGCCGGCGAAAATAAGTTCCGCAAAATCCTTTCGATCAGCGAACCCTCGCAGAATTCGTCTTACAAGGACTTCGAAGCGTCCGCAAAAGCCGGCCACGATGTTTGGGTTCCGATCACGGCTGTCACGATTGCATTCGATGGCGCTAAATATTCGGTCAGGCAGTCGATCGGTAGCACGATGCTTCGTCACAACAATTTGGATGACCTCGCAACTTGGAAGATCGGAATGGAATTCCAGGCCACGCTCTCGAAAACCGGCAAAGCGACTAAAAAGACTTCGGCTGAAGGGATCGCTTTCCTCGCCGCTCAAAAGAAATAATTTTCACCCACAACCCACACAAAACAAATACGACAATGGAAAACACAATCAACACGCCGACCGCCGCTGAACAGCCCGAACGCTGTCACGTGGTCACCCGCATCGGATCCGGCAATCGACTTCACCTGTCGATCAAAAGCCCGCTGATCGGTCGCCTTTATCCTGCTTGCGGCCTCGATTCGCCTTTCTCGAAAGCTCGTGAGATCACCTATCGCACGTTCGCTGACATTGATTGCAAAAGCTGCCGAAAGCGTGCGATCGCCCTCGGCCTGATCACCGCCTAATTTCCCACAACCAAAAACAAATACGACAATGAACATCGAAATCAGCCCGATCACCACGATCACTCGCAACGGACGCACGTTCGAAGCGATCGAAGCACGTTTTCATCCAAACGTGAATTCAACGATCATCGCTTGCACCTGCTGCGGTCGCAAGATGACCGAAAAGCAAAACACCCGCTACCTGCATATGACCCATTTCGGCTATTTCATCCCCGCTGACACGCAGCTAACGCCCGAAGAAGGTTCGCAGGGTTTTTTCCCGATCGGCAAAGAATGCGCCAAGTTGTTCCCGCCTCATTTCATCGGCGAAATCTGCTGCGAAAGGCCGATCGCTTAATTTTCACCCACAACCCAACCCACAACAAAACAATGACCGAAAAAGAAGCTATGTTCCTGCTCGCCAACACGGCGCTCGGGCTCGAAAAGACCGCCAGCATCCTCGAACAGATGTCCAAGGATCTGGAACGATCGCACGAAAAGCACGCCACGAAACTCGAAACGATCGCTGAACAGATGGTCGCTCACGCTGACGTGATCCGTCAAGCGAGCGGACTGAACGAATTGATCGATGAGAACATTCGTGCGATCAAAAACAATCCGAGCGAACGCAGCTAATTTCCCACCCACACACCAAACCAAACCCACAATGAAAAAGAAAACCACGACCAAAACCGCTTCGTTCCTGAAGCCGATCAAGTCGAGCACCGCAAAACGCAACCGATCGGTCACGCCGCTGATCATCAACGCCGTTCCGAGCGACACGTCCGAATGGAAGGAAAAGTGCATTCGCCTGGATCACCGAATCAAGAACGTGCGTGAACGCTTCCGTGAGATCGGAATCCGTTTCGTTGCCCGTGAATTCGGCCTCAACGTCCTCGAAGAAGCGATCGCCAAGATCGAAAGCGAATATCAGATCCGCTGATCACGATGCTCACCGAAACCACAAATCAGCGCTGCCGTGACCTCGTGCAGCGTAAGATCGAATTCACGGCGAACAACATCTTCAGCGAACAGCAGCGAAATGGCTGCTACGTTGTGTTCAGCTACGGGACGCATTTCCCGCTTTTCATCTACGACTCGATCGCCGGGGTTTGGTTCGCCAATTCGGACAAATACAGCCGATCGACCTCGAAACACAAAACGCAGGCCCACCCGCTTTGCGAAGTGATCGAGGCGAACCTCGATGAAATGAATTCGATTCGAGGTGGCGATCAGGAGGTCGCCCAGGGCGTCCTGCTGCGTCACGGCGCCCGTCAAACCCCCAAGGGGCAGTAAGGACGCAGTCCACCCCCCTCAACCGCCCCTAGGAATCGATCCTACGGGCGTTTTTGAGGCCCCCCTACCCCCACCTGGATATTCAGCTATTTGACCTTGAACGAATAGCCATTTCGATCACGTTGGAATCACACCACCAACAACTACGACAATGAAATACGTCCTGACCGCCTACCGCACCGAAATCGCCGCCCTCAACGAGACGAATTCCTGCACGATCATCACGCTCGCTAACGTCACGGGCATTTCCTACAACGATGCCCACAAAATCGGCGCTGACGCCGGCCGCATCGCTCGAAAGGGTTTTTACACCGAAAAGCTTACCGCCCACGCCCTGAAATTCGGCCACGTGTTTCGCCCGATCCCTAATTTCAGCCGAATGACGATCGCCGCCTTCTGCGAAAAGTATCCGACCGGTCGCTTTTACGTTCGCAAGCGTGGTCACGCTTTCGCCATCATCAACGGCGTGGTTCACGACAACGGCGTGGTTGAAGGAAAAGGCCGCACGATCATCAACGCCGCCTATCAGCTCGAAAACGGCCTCGCCCATAATGACGTGAAGGTTGCCAACGCCATCATCGCCGCCCCGATCGAAACCGCCACGCCCTTCATCACGATCACTGACGTGAAGACGCTCCGTAAGAATCTCTACATCGCCAAAAAGAATCTGAAGCTGAACCTGTCGCCCGCTGACGCCCGCAAAAACCGCTGGGTGCTGAAGGCCGTTCGCCGCACGATTCGCACGATCCGCTTTTACGGCCCGACCATCAGCGCTTCGCTCCTCGCTCACCTGATCAACGACCTCAACAACACGATCGCCCGTGCCTGATCACCGCACAAAATAATTTCCCACAACCCACAAAACAAAACTACGACAATGACCATCACCAACGAAATCATCCCCGCCGAAATCTACGATCGTGTCGCTGCTTGCTACGCCACGTGCGGTGCTTTCAACGCCAAGGATCACGACTATTCCGGCGATCGCATCTCCGGCATCAAAGTCACCCGCACTTACGATCTCGGTCGCACGCCGATCGAAATCGTCCGCATCAACGACAACGAAATGCTCGTGATCGATCAGCCTCGTAATTTCAAAGATTACTTCGCTTGCGGCGGAACCAACGCTTTCGGTCGTGACGGCTGCTCGACCGCTATCAAGATGCGTAAGTTTTATTCCTGTCACCGCATCCTGATCATCGATGGCGAAATGTTTATTGAAACCGAAGTTTGGTCCGGCGGTCGCTTGTGCAAAGACGCCGAAAAATCCCAAAAGCAGCTCGCCAAATTCATCAAGAGCCTGACCGATCGGAAAACCCCTATGCCCAACCTCACCACGGTTAAAATCTAATTTCACCCACAACCAAAAACCAAAACGATGGACAAAGAAAAGCAAATCAACGTGATCATCAATCATATCAAAAAGCTCGAACACGACATTGAGCGACTGAGCAAAGTGGTCGCCTCGTTCGATCACGACATTGAACAGGCCGTTCAGCTGGCGCTGTCGATGAAGCACAAGGACGTTGAACGTGTGCATCATATCCGAATCGCCAAACTCGTGATCGAAAAATACGAACAGCACGTTCACCTCACGAAAGCTCAAATCGAATATCGCTCGATCAACGCTGACATCCTGGACGCATACCGCAAACGCAGCAACTGATCGCACGTAGACAACCCGTATGCGTAGACAAGCCGTAGTAACTAAAGCACCTATGGTGCTTAATAGTTACTAGTTTGTTTTTCGCTTACGCTTTATTCGCTTACAGCGAAGCGCTGCAGCTCAAAACGTTTCAAAGGTGATGAATAAACGAACATCAAAAGCCATTACGATCAAACGTAGGTGGAAAAGGCTTTGGACAAACGAACCACACAAAATGGAAACCATAAGACAGAAAGCCACGATCACGTTTAAACAAAACGCCGAAACCAGAAACAACTCACTGATCAAACTGATTTCACAATGGCCGAAAACGATGACCACAGAACAATTCAAACAGCTTTGCGAACGTGCGATCGCTGCGAACCCAAACACGAATCGCAAACGTGCATCGTGCTACGAATCGCTTCGCAAACGTCTGAAACGCATCAACGCCATTTCGTTCAACGCAGCTGACTTGTGCTGGATCAACAACGTTCAATCTGTTTGCGTATCAGATGGGCCGTTGTTTGATTCGCAACGTGAACGATCAGGACCCACAACGTCCTAACAAGCACCTTTCAGAACAATATCGTGAATGGTGGCTTTCGCTTAGCAAAGAACAGCGACAACAATTGATCGCATCAAAGGCTTTTAAACAAAACGATCTCGAGGACGTTGAACCAAGTCGAACACGTGTGGACGATTATTCGGTTGATCTTCAATGGATGGAAGAAAACCAATCATCGGAACATCAACGCATCGTTGGTCGCAATTGGTTGCCCATTCACGAAAAACAAAAGGACGTGTGCGATCAGATCGCTGACGCCGAGGAACAACACGACACAGACGATTCAGTCGATCACGTGCTGAATCGATTGCGTGTGATGATCGAATGCCTGATTGAAGGGTTGGACGAATCAACTGACCCGGCGATGCGGTTGCACGCTGACGTGATTCGCATTGTGATCGGTGAAGGCCGACCGCCACGAATGAGCCAATTGGCACGTGATCACGGGCTGACACGTGCTGCGGTGTCGTTGCGTTGTCGTAAACTGCTGACACGCCTGGGCATCGAACCCAGTCGCTTTATGCGGTCGCAGCACAAGGTGGAGCGTATGCGGCTCGCTGCGATCATCGCCAACGTCAAACGGGGGCGGAAAGGGTCGGTATGACCGCCCCTCGCCATTACCCGTTGGCTTTCGATTTGCCGGGTCGATGCAAGGCAGGGCGAGTGTGTGACGCCTGCACGTCCTACGACACGCCAAAACGTCACCAGGCCCCCCTAGAAGAAATCTTTTTGATACCCTCCCACAGCGCAGGTTGCTTTGCAAACCCTAC